AAAGCAAGACCGACTTCATCCAGCGATGCATGGGCGATGACAAAACTGCCAGCGAGTTCCCAAGCCAGCAGCAGCGCTACCTCGTTTGCGCGAGGCAATGGGAGGCAGACCGCAGCGCCTTTGCTGAAACATACGCGGACTACGGCGATGGTGTCAAGAACAACGCCAAGCGAGGCATCGAACTAAACGAACGCAACGGCAACAAGTGCGCAACCCAAACTGGCAAGGTCAGAGCGCGGCAGCTTGCATCAGGCGAAGGGATAAGCCTTGAAACAATCAAGCGGATGCACAGCTACCTGTCGCGTGCGGAAACCTACTACGACAACGCAGACAGCACCAGCGACTGCGGATACATCAGCTACCTGCTTTGGGGCGGGAAGGCGGCACTTGGATGGTCACGAAATAAACTGAAAGAACTTGGCGAACTTGACGAAGAGTAACAAGCAAGAAGAACACGACTTGCATATGTCCAAGCTCGTGAACATTGGCGCATTGATGACCGATATGGCCAACATATTGGACAGCCTGAACGACTGCGATGCACCCAACGCATTGCACGCGAAGGTGGCGATATGCGAGAAGATAATCGATATAATGAACAGCGTTGAGGTATGAAGAAAGTAGGAAGGCCGCCCGCGTTTGAAAGTCCTGAACAGCTGTGGGATTTGTTCTGCACATACAAAGCGTGGACGAAGGCGAATCCGTACAGGGTGCAAGATTATGTGGGCAAAGATGGCGCAATGGTGTACCGCGACAAGGAGCGACCGCTGACATTCAGGGGGTTTGAAGGATACCTTGCAGAAGAGGGGTGGTGCTATGATTTGTCGCACTATCAAAGGGAAGAAGGAGAGCATCACGAAGCATTTCGCCCCATCCTTACCCGCATACGCGCGACCTGTGACCGCGATATGGTTGAGGGCAGTGGCGCGAATGTTTACAACAGTGCCATCGCAGTCAGGGTGCTTGGCTTGGCTGACAAGCAAGAGCAGAAGGTACACATCGAACAGCCGCTATTTAATGACGACCTATGACCCTATCAGAACTACAACACCTGCTGAACCTGATGGATGCGGATAACAAAAGAAAGAGTGAGGCTTATAAACTTGGCATCGACCTGACCGAATTTGAAGAGAGAGCACGGGAAGTCATCGACCTGCTATTGAAGCATGTATTCAATGAAGAACAGTACGAGTGCATTACTTGGTGGATGTACGAGAAGGACTATGGCAGGCGTGTGGATTTGCAGATGTGGGATAAGGATGGGAAAGAGATTTGCCGCACGGTTGAAGAACTGCACCAATTTTTGTTTGCCTAAATAACTGAAAATGGATAAAAAAATAGAGTATATCGCCAAGGCATGCCATGAGGCTAATAGAGTATGGTGCCAAGCAAACGGGGACTTTAGTCAAAGTCATTGGGATGATGCCGAACAATGGCAGCGAGACAGCGCCATTTCTGGTGTTGCCTTTAAATTAAACAACCCTGACGCAAAAGAAGATGCACAGCATAACGCATGGATGCAGGAAAAGATTTCAGATGGGTGGGTGTATGGGGAGGTAAAGGATACCGTTAAAAAAACGCACCCTTGTATCGTCCCATTCGAGCAATTACCTGAATTTCAGCAAAAAAAAGACGCTTTATTTTGCGCAATTGTGAACGCGCTAAAAGACAATCATGAGCGATAAGATAGTCGAGTCAGTTATTGACCAATTTCGGACAAGAGCAGAAGAGGGCAAAAAGAAGTACGGCACAACGATGGAGCGCAATGACCTGACATTCGCCGAGTGGATTCAACACTTGCAGGAGGAGTTGATGGATGCGGTCGTTTACATTGAGAAGATTAAGGGTGAAATTGCTGAAAAGTAGTTATATTTGTAACCTAAACCAAAATAAAATGATAAACGCTCATGTACCAAAACCAACCGATGTTGAACAAGATTTGTCACAATGCCTTGAAGAGACCCTAGTGTGCAAGCCCATATCGGACGAAAGAATACAGAACATGATTGACAAAAAATACTTTGAAATCCTAAAACGCTGGGAGATTAAAATTCAACCATTAGACCGGGGGTGTGTCGTTTCTTTTGGATACAAGAATGTTGGGTTTGAGGATATTGATATAGCAATGGGAACTATTAGGGAGTATTTTGACAAACCAGCAAAAGTTTTGACAGAACTTGGATTTGACAAAGACCTCCTTTAATGTAGAATAGTCAGGTGGCGGAATGGTAGACGCACAAGTAGGTGGAAGGACTCGGTTGATTCCAAAACTGTTTGATTCAGTTCAGTACTTGAAATTGTACGGAATACAGGTTCGAATCCTGTCCTGACTACAAGGCTATGTGGTGGAAAGGCACACACACCCCAATGGCGGGGTTTATTGCAGGTTCGAATCCTGCCATGGCCACAAAACCATTTCGTTGACGCCAACAAAATGCTGTTTCAGCACACCACCGCGATAAAACGCATACGGCGGATGACGGCCAGAAAGAAAGTCATCCAAGGCGGGACAAGTGCTGGCAAGACATACGCAATACTGGCAGTCCTGATCCACATTGCAGCCAAGGCCAAGACCGAGATCAGCGTCGTATCTGAATCAATCCCGCACCTGCGACGTGGTGCGATGAAGGATTTTGGCAAGGTCATGCAGTGGACGAACCGCTGGCGTGACGAAGGTTGGAACAAGACGCTGCTAACCTACACCTTCGCCAACGGCAGCACGATTGAATTCTTCAGCGCAGACCAGGAGGCTAAGTTACGCGGCGCACGGCGGCAGGTGCTATACATAAACGAAGCCAACAACATCGACTTCGAGGCGTACCATCAGCTGGCAATCCGAACGAGCGAAGCCATCTACATCGACTTCAACCCTGTGTCGGAGTTTTGGGCGCACACGGAGGTGCTGAAAGAACCGGATAGCGAACTGGTAGTCTTGACGTATCGCGATAATGAGGCGCTGCCAGCGACGATCCGCGATGACATCGAAGCGGCGCAGGTCAAGGCGGCGACATCGACGTACTGGGCGAACTGGTGGAAGGTCTACGGCTTGGGTGAGGTCGGATTATTGCAGGGCGTGGTCTTTGATGATTGGCAACAGGTGGACAACATCGACTTTGCTGGGGATAAGCTGGTAGCTATCGGATTGGACTGGGGATATACGAACGATCCCACGGCGGTCGTTGCGGTCTACAAGCGTGGCAGCGCTATCCTCCTGCACGAACTACTCTACCAAAACGGACTGACCAACCAAGACATCGCTGACCACCTGCGCAAGCTGGGCATCGGCAGGTCGTGGCCGATCATCGCTGACAGTGCTGAACCCAAGAGCATCGAAGAGGTGCATCGCCTTGGCTTCAACATCCACCCGGCGACGAAGGGCGCAGACAGCATCAGAAACAGCATCGACATCCTGAAGCGGCAGCCGATGCTCGTGACGCGTGAATCGACGAACCTGATCAAGGAACTGCGCAACTACACGTGGGACACGGATAAGACTGGCGCATCCCTTGGTGTGCCGATTGACCGGTACAACCACGCCATTGACGCGGTGCGTTACGTCGCGCTCAACAAGCTATCAGCCAACGCTGGAGGCAGATACGTTATCATGTAGTAAATTTGAGCCATGCACGCAATCAAGCACTTTTATCAGATGATCCTCGCCAAGCCTACGGCGTGGGAGGGACACGGCAACTTCGCTATTCACCTGACTGACGCACTTAAGCCAAAGGTGACCGTCGACCTTGGTGTTGACTACGGCTTCTCGACGTTCTGCTTCGCGGTCCTTGGCCACGGCAAGGTGTACGGCATTGACTCATTTGAGGGCGACGAACATGCAGGGAGGCGTAGCACCTATGACCACGTCATGGGGTTGCGTGAACACTTCCGGGTGACGCTCAAGATGAAGAACCTGTACTTCATCAAAGGCTACTTTGACGACGTGGCCAAGCGCTGGGAAAAAAAGATCGACATCCTGCACATAGACGGCCTGCACACCTACGATGCGGTCAAGAACGACTACACGACGTGGCTGCCATTCCTGAACCCTGATGGTGTCGTCTTGTTTCACGACACGATCAGCTTCCCTCACGACGTTGGCAAGTTCTTTGCGGAGTTGCAGGGGTATAAACACAACTTCGAACACTCACACGGTCTGGGTGTGTGGACGCAAAGCGATGCGACGTTTGAAAAAATACAAAAGCTGCTGTCATGAGTATATTGAACAAAATCACCGTAGACCAGTTCCAGCGCATTGTGTCTATTGAGGCCAACGCAATCTACACGACGAGCGACAAAAAGATCGGTGTCATCGCCGTTCTTGACGGCATCCCGATCGAGCAGGTCAAGAAGATGACGATTGCGGAGGTCAACAAGCGCTATGGTGAGATCAACGCGGCGAGCAAATCGCTATCGTCACTGGCGGCTAAGCGTCACGCCCAGGTCGCCGGAAAGTGGTATCAATTTGAGTGGTTCATTGACGAAATCAGCGCAGGGCAGCTTGTGGAGTTATATTCCTACGACATGAGCAGCGAGCAGGGGGTGATTGACAACTTGCACCTGATCTTGGCGACGCTTTCGAGGGAGTGCAGGGTGTGGAAGTGGTGTTCGAAGGCATACGACGGCAAGGGGCACAAGCAACGCGCAGAGGCGATGTTGCAGATGAACATGGGTGACGTTTGGGGTTATGCCGCTTTTTTTTTGCAGCTTTCAGAGCCTTTGTTGACGATTATGCGGAGGTCTTTGACGGAGCAGGGGACGACGACGACAACGGCCAAGGCGTAAAGAAGCCGAACTACGGCTGGGTGGGTGTGGTCTACCGTATGGCCGGCAAAGATCCGCTGCGCATGGACCAGGTATTCAACATGCCGGCAAGAGAGTTTATGAACGCGCTGTTGCTGATGAAGGCTATGCCGTAGTGCATAGATTTCCGCGCTGCGATATTTACCTGCATGAAATTTACCACAGAGATAGAAGGCGACGTACTGGGCGTTGGCGCTGACGTGACTAAGGAGTTCAGCCTGTCGCGATCTCCTGACGTGAACGCGGCTCTCATTCGGTGGATGCAGGATGTCATCAAGTTGACCGTTGAGGGCATTGAACGCGTTGACGCTAAGGCTACGCTCAACCTGCGTCAATCGGTAGGCTTCGCAGAGTTGCCTGTCGAGCAGAAGGTCGCGCAGGTCGCTATGGAGATGGCCAGCTACTGGAAGTTCGTTGAATACGGCGTCAATGGCGTGCGTGTCAACAGGGGTGCGCCGTTCAGCTTTCGGAGTATCAACCCAAGTCCTTCGCACGTGGCAGCGATCCGCAAGTGGGCAATAGACAAAGCACTCGGCATCCCTGCTGACGAAATCGACGCGGCGGCATACAACATCGCCAAGTCAATAAAACGCAGAGGCATCAAGGGGCGGCCATTCCTCAACCCAGTGCTAAGCGACGCGAAGATGGACGAACTGGTGAGCAGCATCGCCGAGGTCGTCGGCAAGGAAATATCAATTTCAATCAACGTATGAGCATAACAGTTATATCCGCGCTGCCTTCGCTGCTTCCTGTCGGCAACAGCGATGTCGTGGTTGTGTCGAGCAACAACACCGCTTCTGCCAACTTCCGCTACGTCTGCGACGTGTCGGGGTCGCTTTCCTCCGCGCGCTTGAAGTGCGACAAACTGCCGACGACGAACAACGGCTTCTTCGGAGTTAGCAAGGTCGTTGAAACGCTGATTGCGCCGAAGATACCACAGCTTACCAGCGGCTGGCAGGATGGCGGCTACGCAGTCAACACGAACCTGACCTTCCGCGAGGAGTTCGGCTCACCTCCGACGGTGGCGACAGGCGGCACAGCATCAGCGTCGCTGATCGCGTGGCAGGCGGCGTTTCGCCAGCAGGACTACGCGGCCTATTCGCCAAGTGGGTACATAGCGGCGACGGTGTCGGGGGATACTCCAGCGATTAAGGTGTTCAGCAACAGGCCAGTGACTTCAACGCTTGGATCGGGTGATAGCGACTTCATCGGCGTGCTTTCCAACGTTTCGGGCATAGCGTTACGCGTCAGCTACGACGGTGGCACACCGCGTGCAGCCTTTCTGGTGACTGGCAGCGTTTCGGCCATCAGCAACATCATAAACG